TTATGGGTTGTCTTTTTTGACGTTCTTTTTATCGTAAAGCTTTTTTGCTAGGGAAAAGATAATAGTTATTGCAAGGAAAATTAAGAGAAAGTTTATCATTAGATTGGGCCATTGGATAGTTATACCCTCGTTTCCCGAGAAAAACATCTCCGTAAATGCACCTTTCTTATCTGTCGTACTAATTACAGTTAGCCATCTAAAAGGTGCTCCATATATGTATTCATAAAAACTCACTTTACTTCCATCAGCTATCGCAAATGTTGGGGGTATGATAAATAACGTGGTGATTAGGAGGATAGAGGTTGCAAATAATCGGTTAGTTAGCCATTGTAGTTTTTTCATGTTAGCTCCTTTTGGGTGAAGGTTGGTTTTCCAATTTGGGATTTTATAAAAACATTGCTAAAACATTTAGGCCCTTTTTAAATATGGGTTGCAAGAGTTCTGAACGAGACAGTAAAATGTATTTTTTATTTTACAATTTCCATTTTTTCAGGAATTCCATTTTTTTCACAAACTTTATATTTTCTTCCGCTAAAATCTGTAGCGTAAAGTATTCCTTCTTTTACATTAATCAAAGTATAAACATCATTATCTCCAACGGGTCTCTCTCCTATTTGCCATTTCCGTTCACCCGTATAAGAAAAAGCATAAATATTATGAAAATCATCAAACGTATATTCTTGGTTGGCTGGTATATCTAATAAAACATATACATGATTTTTATCTTCTCTCAAAGTTTGTATTGGATACTCAAATGTGTATTCTTGGTTTTCAAAAATTAATTTATTATTCATATGAGTTATCTTCGTCATAAGCTTTTTCCTCATCTTTGTGTTTGATTCTTTCTTTAGCAAATCTATCAGCTTAACTACCTCAACATCATATCCTCTAAAAAGGTCTTATATTCTCTTGTGGACAGTTCACTTGATATATTTCTCTCATGAGAAAGTACCTTTAGCCAATTTTCACTCATCTTCATTTAAAAATTATTCAAATTAAGTTATCGCTTTAAATGGTGCGTGCCCTGTTTCAGCATTTCTTAATAATGTCGGCTTTCTAAAGCGCAAACTTATTTCCAACTTAAAAATAGTTATTCCTCCGTAATTTGTTTACTTAATCACATGAGTTTTCATTTATTAACTCTTCAATATCCTTGATTTCACCCGTATTATCATTTAAATCCAGTAATTACGAGACTTTTAGTCCACCTCGCTACCTTTAATAGTAAATCCAATATCCTAATAAACTTCAACAAACAAAAATTTATTAGAGTAAAAGGAGAGTTTATTTCACTATTCTCACTTGGTTGAGTTCACCATTTTCTTGATTAACTTCAAACCTCCGCCCCATGAAATCTGTTACAAATAAATCGTTCTCTTCGATATCCATACCTACCAATGGTGCGCATATATAAACATTATTTCCTTTTGGCGCAACATTTTTTATTTGCCATTGAATTTCACCCAATTTATTAATTGCATATACATTACTTAAAGTGTTTTCATTTAATTCTTGACCAGGAACAACCAATAATCTCACAAATAAACAGTTATCATTCTCTTTTAATTCTACAATTTTATTCTTAAATTCAATGCTTTTTCCAAAAGCAGTTAATTTATTATCAATGTATTCTGCGTTAATTGTCACTTTAATCCGCCCCATTCTGAGATTTTTCCGAGTTCTTTAAATTCACCAATGAATTGACCTTTCAAATCAAATTGTATACCCCCACCTTTATTTTCGAAAAGAGGATTTACTTCTCCCATTCTGATATTGCTGCCTTTTGGCAAAGTAACTTCTCCAACAAATTTGGGTATATTAGGTAATGCAAATTTATCTTTAATTTGAGTCGGTGTTAAACCTTTTATATCCTCTGCTTTCATAAGCCATCCACCATGTAGTTTTGAACTTCCCCCATCATATACCCTGACAAATTTAGTTTCTACCAAAAGTTCTAAATCTTGGACAGGTGTTTTAGGTGTATATGGAGGTTGATCATAGTTTTGTTGATGCCAATATTTATTGACACTTTCAGCAGAGTCATACTTCTTTATTTTCACTTTATTATTTAAATCGCCCAACAGGTCATCTAAATAATCATAACCCTTCAGTTTATTTTTCTTACCAAATGTCACACTCCCTCTAATCGCAGCCGTACTCAACCCAAGCCCCAGCACAACATCCGCTAACCCACTCTTATCTATAAACCCTTTCCCAGCTTCAACATATGCCGAGGTAGATAAAATACCGCCAGTTAGCCCATCATACTTGTTACCATTTAGATAATAAACACCATCTCGCCAAGCTTTATTGATTTTCTTATTCAAGTCTTCATTAGTAATAATCGAATAATCTTCTGGATTAAGATATTTTCCGTTTTTTTCTAAATAGGCTTTAAGTTCGGCATTCTCCACTCCTAAGCCGTCTCGCTCTAATAACCACATCACCTGTTCTTTTCCATTACTATCTAAATATACCACTGCAAGCACTGTGTAGTCTTGTAGTTCTTTTATAATATCTTCTTTTATTCCTCGTGCTTTATTTAAAGCTTGTTGCATGTGGCTCACTGTAGCGTGATTCAGCTTACTTAGATCGTAAGTGCCTGTCTGGCTGTTGAACTGGATATTCGACTGGAGTTCGCGGATGGTCTGCTGAACTGCTTGAACTAAGTCAATCAAATGGTCAAAAAAGCTAGCGTGGCTTTGTTCAAATGACAAATATTTCTCGAGAATGTTTTCCTGTTTATACGCAATAGCTAACTGAGAACGATAATTCTGCATTTGCCCTTCTGTTCCACTGTTCATTCGCTGTGCTAAAGCTTCTTTTTTGCTTTCTATTCGGTCAATCATTTTACCCAGTTCATATAAACCGTCCGCATCGATTTTGGCATCTGGTGAGCTATCAACTTCGGCATGAAAATCTTGGATGTACTGCCCCAATCTTTCTTCACTTTCGTCCATAGCTTCGATTATTGCATCACAGAGAGGGAAATAAGTCATTTGATAATAATTTTTCGATGCATCAACTGCTTTTCCTTTTAAACTATTATCTCCCACATACTTTGTCACGGCCGCTTTGATAGATTGGATAGTTTTCCTTCCTGGTTCATTGGCTGCACGTAGCTGGTATAAAAAAGCTTGTATTTCTCCGATGTCAATTCTACTCACTGAAACAACTCCTTTTGTATATCATGTAGTAAATTATTAGATACTTTGAAATTCCACTTATTTTCTATGTAATCGATAAATAATCAAAAAGAAATCAGCTTATTATTGAAATTATTAACATTTTGCCCGTAAAAACGACAAAACACCAACGACTTTAACAGTCACTGGCGTTTGTTTTTATGGGTTGTGAGGGTTTCGAACCCCCGACCCGCTGATTAAGAGTTGGCTTTGTGTTGAGCAGTTACACGCATTCACGGGAAGAAATCGGCTTTGTTACGCGGTTTATGCCTTTTGAAAAGCTGTTACAAGAAGCTATAAGTATTTATATGTTGTTTTGCTCTGCCCCATTTATGCCCCGCAAGTATTCTTTATAAACATTTTCTATATTAATTGTATCCTTTTGTATTCTTTTGTTTAGTATAGCAATTTCTTTGTCTGTCCGCAAACTAGCAAATAGTTTTTTTACAGCACGATCTTTCCCCTCAACATAGCAAATGTATTTAAAATCATTAAAGCTATATAATCTCACGTCATAACCTCGCAAAAAATAATATCTTCTATATTAATGTCAATTATTCGTTCGTCAAATCTTTCAAGCTGTACAATATGTTTTTCATTATCAATGTGGACCGGCACAACATACTTGTATCGCACATGATGATTGTTCTTTAAAAACAGTACTTCTATTGACCAGTTACGCTTAAGTGCATCTGCTAATACTATTGAATGTTCTAAAACATCATCAAATAAGTTATACATTTACTTCACCTCTTGACAACATTATACGAACAAACGTTCTTAAAATCAAGTGTTAAAAAGTGTTGTATTACATAAAAATCTATGTAATAATATTCACATGAACGATTTTCGTTCATTATTTCATTCAACTATTAGCTGTTTGACATCCCGTTTTTTACATCTGAACATAACAGCAACCTCGAATAAATTTTCGGGGTGTTTTTTTGCATAAAAAAAGCCCTAACACCTAGTCAGGGACTTCAGATAACTCTTTATATTCTTTTGTAAAAGCAGTTGCAAATTCTCTCTTCTTCAACATTTCTAAGAATATAGAATGCACCTCTATTGGCAATCCGGTTTCTCTAATCACTTGCGAGTAGGTAACAATATTACTATTTTTAAAAGTTTGGCACGCTTGATTAAGCGACACAAAATACTCTATAAACGACTCTGGTCTTTCTTGATAGAAAAAACAAATACACATCGTTAAAGCCAATAAGTCATTTTTCCCTTGTCCTTTATTAAATTCTTTTCGGGTTATTTCAAAACTATCACATAAAGATTCCCAATATGCAACATGAGGCTTACATCTATGATTATATATTCTTCCCCCATGGGCAGACCAATTTCTATATTTTATTATCACAGACATCATTTTTGCGAAAAACTCCCTTAGAGGTTCGTCTATAGTTTTAACGCCCAATATGCCTTTAATTATACTATCCTTAACATCGCTTTTGGAGAGTTCATAAAGTGTATAGACTTCTCCGAAAGTTAGACCTTTAACTAATATCCAAGGCGGCATATTTTTATAGTTTTCGCGATAATATTTTAAAGGTTCAATCTCAGAGCAATTTATATATTTGTTTAATCTAGCTAATAAATTTGTTCTTTGACTATTATTATTTTTTTGTTTTTTCCCTTGTTTGTAATTAAGTATATGTAAATAATTTTGAGGTTTATGACCATATTTCTCTCCAATAGCATAAGCAACATGTGTATAAAATGTACATTCTATATCCAAAGTTATTGTAAAAATATTTTTCCTTAGACTTCTATCAAAGTTATATAAATCTAGTAAATCATTAAAATTGGTTCCTTTTTTATATTTGTCAACACCGTTGCTACTGTCTTCGATGAAGGGCTGTTTATAGCCATTTATAATATTATAATAATTATAAGTTAAAATTGCCTCTTTCGCCGAATTAACATCTGTGATTTCCAAACCTCTTTTTTTTAAAGTTTCTATCTGATCCTCTACTTTTTTAAACGGCTTATCTGGTTTATATGTTTTTTGAGTTTTGTTCATCATTTCACCTCAAAATAATTATACAACATAAAGAAAAAAACCTCCACAAAGTGGAGGTTTTTCCTAGCCATTTAGACGGCCCATTTAGTTTATTAACACAATTATAGCATACCCACTTTCGTTGTCAATAGATAAACACAAATCAGTTATTATATCACAATATGGTGTATATAACAACATTACCGAATTCTACATATAGTGTTACATTCAACCCTATAATGCGCAAATATAGCCAAAAATACTCTTCATAAGGTGTATTTATCAATAAAACGTTCTAATTCTGCAAATTTTATACAACTTACTTGGATTATTACATTTTTATTACATTTTTTGTTAGTCACTTTCAAAATAAAAAGCCCAGCTCAAACCGGGACTTTTTATTTTAAGAAGTAGTTCGCTGTGTAGTACCAGCCATCCTTTTCATACCAGAGTTCCAAGTATCCTTTTCCGTTGTTGTACCATGCTAATTTTGTATTGGGTGCATACCATTTAATTTTCCCAGAATTCAATTTTGTGTTATTCCAAACTGGAATTCGTAAGTCTTTCGCGCTTTTAATTCGAACTTTGATGCGTCCTTTTGCATCTTTTTTAGCTACAACATCGCAAAAGCTCTTATACATGTAGTATAATTTGTCGTTGATGTACGTCTTGTACCAATATTGATTATGTTCATATACTAAGAACTCAGTTCCTGATTTATACATGCGCGCTGGATTTGATTTAAAGTCCATTTTTGGCAATAGTGGCGCGCTGTCAACGATTTTCCCATCATGTCTGTTTGGATTGGTGTTTTGTGTCGCAGTAGGGATTTTCTCACCACTTACAGCGTCACATAGTTCAAAATGCGGATAGTCTTTAAAACTTTTCCAATCTCCGCCCCATTCGAATCCTTCCGCTTTCATAGCAGCAACAACCTTTTTCCACCGGGAAGTTGTCGACTCCCAAATAACATCTTTTCCGTCGCTCGTATACAAGCACAAATCAACTGCTACACCGAAATTATGATTAGATTGCCCACCTTTAGCATTAGTAACAATCGCTCCAGGTTTGGTTCTCCCTTGTGCATATAGCGCATTTTGTTCCGCTGTTGAGCGGTAACCTTGCGCAACACAAAGATAAATCCCTTCTTTTGCCATTTTTTTAATTACATTCCGAGTCTTATCAGATGTAGCTTTATTCATACCTGACGTATTCAATTTGCGATTTGCTTTTTCAATTAGCCATGCCTCTGTTAATGCCATTATTAATCATCCTTTCCATATTTTTTAGCTCGATTAGTAAATTGTTCAAATAAACCAGTTCCGCCCGCTCCTGCTAATGCACCTGCCCAAATCATCGTTGCAAGCGATCCAGAACCATCCAAAGATGTTGCCAATGCCCCTAAAATCGCCCCGACAAGAATACTTACTGTTGGAAGCCATTTCGAAGGAATTAGCTCTGTTTTTTTAATTGCTTGCACAAAAACAGGCGTTACAACTACTAAAAATGTCATATAAACTAGTAACTCTTTTCCAAAATCCATTTTCATCATCCTTTATTTTGTAATTTTGTGTTCTAGTAAATCTACCTTATGCGCTAACTTGCCAACCGATTTTGACAGACTGTCAATTGACTGTTGTTGTTGGCCCATCATGTCATTTTGCTTGTCCATTAAACGCTGTTGTTCGTTCATCGTACTAATAAACTTATCTCGTTCTTCTTTCGACTCTTTATCTCGCTTTTCGCGCTCTGTTTCCATTTTGTCCCGCTCTTCTTTCATTTCTACTCTTACTATTTTTGAGTCATCCCAGATTCTTTTAGTAATAATCAACAAAATAATAAACAGTGCGACAAATAGCGCCGCGAAAAACATTTCTTTTGCTAAAGCATAATCAAATACTTTCGTTAAGCCTTCATACATCCCAATCATCCCCTATTTTCAACATAAAAAATAAGCCTATTCGGCTTTTGCTTCTTTCATAGCGATTATTTCATCTGCTTGTGATCTCGTTATCTTTTTTAAAGCAACGAATTTATTAACATCTGCTTCAGTATAGTAGCCGCCTAAAAAATAATCTTTTACTTTTTCATACCAGTTAATCATTTACAAAACACCTGCCTCCGCCAAAGATAATAGTAAGTTTGCATTATCTTGTTGCGTTTGTTCCGTCTTCTGTTCGACTTCTGCTACATATAGCATTAAGTCTGCATAATCTTGTGTTAATTTTTCAAGTTCGGTCAATTCTGGTGGTTCTGGAATGCTTGCTTCTTCACCAAAACTCCATTTTTGCTTTTTCGTATTAAAAACTGGATTAATTGCTGGTACTGGTGGTTCAATTAGTGTGTATCCGTCCGGAATCTTCTCCCCTTTTTCCAAAACAATTAAATCGTCACGTTCAAAAATACCGTTGTCATCATATTTAAAAACTTTTATTAACTCGCTCATGTTGTCACCTCTTTAGTTAAATAAATTATGCCATCAAGTCCGGTGTTCACGTCTACCGAACCAACTCCAACGATATTTATATCAGCGCTCACACTTAGATATATATTCGCTTGATTACTTGCTGCCGTACTCTGCTGTGCAGCGGAATAAAGTTTATTCCAGCTCGCATCAGGAGCCAAAAAAGTTGGTAACGTTGCGCATATGCCAGTTCCACTTCCAGTCCCTTTGCCTACAATTCCGCTAACAATGACTAGAAACCGATTGCCAAACTTAATGTATCGAGCTATTAAAGGCTGACTTGCAACAAATCCGTTCTTCGGAGTCAAAGTAACACTTTGTACAGAGCTAGATAGTTCAAAAAAAGCTTTTGCATCAGCAAGCGCTTTATCTGCTTTAGCCTGTGCGCTAGCCGTTGTTTCTTTGGCATTCCAGTTCGTTTTATCCGCTGACGTAACGTGAACATCCGTGTTATTCAAATGGGCATTTAAGTCTGCTTTTTGCGCGAATTGCTCGGGCTGCATAGCATCAAATTGTGTTTTTAAAGCATCCGCTTTTTTATCTACGCCATCTAATTTAGTGTTTAATCTTTCGAACGATTCATCGAATATCTTTTCGTAATCATCCCAGCGCTCTACGTAAAATTCTGCCACCGGGAAAAAGTCGCTATCTATTAATGCTTTTTTTATCTCGAATTCAAACTTATATACGCGCATCGCTTGAGTGTTTTTGTATTTTATATATAATTCAGCAATAGCAGTGCCAGCATGAGATATTTGGGAGTCTGTAAGTGCGTATTCTGCAATTCCTCGCACTCCATCGATGATTGTTGGTTTCACAAGATACTTGCTCTCTGACTCTGTTCCTTTCGCTAAAATCATAGCAAGCTCTAATTCAGCAGCAGACGATAATCCTAAATCTTGATTATCTTTATCTATATTAAAAATAAGTCTAGCTGTCCCGCCTGTATCTTGCGTATAAAAAACAGCTTTTTGAAGTGGTTTATCTTCTTGCGTTGTGACGTTAAAATCATATACACCATTTTTATGAATAACATTTTCAGTCATGTTCTAACAACTCCCCCGCCGCTCAATTTGGTAGGCGTATCTGCTTCCCAAGTCCCGCTATTGAGATTGAAGATATCAGCTGACTGAGGATACAAACCGATTGCACTTTTAGCACCATGGACGATATTCTGAACCTCCACCCTTGCAGTGTTATAACCGCGCACATCGACGTTTTGCGAAGCGAAGTAACAACCGTTAACATCAGCAGAACAAGCATCAATAAACACAGCAGTGAACGGGTCTATCGCTTTAGTATTGAAGGCCATTCTGCATTTTGTAATCCTTACAAAACCGCATCTTATTGCTTTGATAAAGTAGTTTTTCGTTGTTCCTGCCGTGTTAGTTTCTTCTAAACCAGCAATATATAGATAACCGTTGCTTCCTGTTGCGGAAATACTTCGAACTTGGCATCCGGTGCTGCTGGTAGGGTCTACTGTTTCAAAGTTTGTTGATCTAATATAGATATCTCCGCCCATAATCGGCGGAATGACGACGTCTTCATTATAGCGACCAGGAACAATCCAGATATTCACAGAGTTACTATTTAGTACACGAGGCAAAGTCATTACCGCTTTATTTATTGTTTTAAAAGGTGCATCAATTTCACCAGTTCCTGCTATATCGTCGCCTCTTGAATCATCCACAAATATTTCAATGTTGCTGCTATCTAAGCCATATAAACGCTTTAAAATAGTATCTATATCGTTGTATTTATCCATTAGATCATAAACATTCGTTGAAAGCTTCCCGACACCTGTTATTAAAGCATTTTCCGCGTAATTTATTCTATCGTTTAATGTTGTGAATTCAGTTTCTGGAACCAGAGAAGAAACGCGTGCGTCTACTACTTCATTCGATTCATTCCCGCCGGATTTAATAACTAAGTTAGATATACGTTGATTTACATGCGTCATATCTTGATTAGCTTTTTCAAGGCTTCCAGCTAGTTTTACTAAATTATCGTTATAGTCTTGCTGTAGTTCTGAGTTCATAAGCGGGTCTTGCCATTTTTTTAAATCCATCTATTTTGCTCCTTTCTTAATCGCTTTTGCTAGTTGAACCATGATGGAAACCATCGTCTTTTTATTGTTTGAGAGTGTCAGCTCTGGCGGTTTGTTTGTAAAAATGTATTTCTTATAAGCGACTATTTGAACTTCGTATAAAAGGCCTAGCGGTTCATAAACAAACATCACATAATCGCCTTTTCCGCATTCGTATTTAAGCTTTAAAGAGATATTCCCCGTAGTCGCTGGATAGTCTTGCAGTTCAAGCTTCAAACGTCTTAGCATACTGCTAGAAGTCGTATAGCGCTCGTCTGATAGCGGTTCTTGAATCCGTACACCCCATTTAGTTGATTCTGGACTGGTAAAAGTAACTGGCGGAAAGTAGTTATTTCCGTTGCTGTCGACTTTGCCGTATCCCCGAATTTGCGTTTTTAAGGATAACGTGTCAATATCGAAATCAACTTCGTTTGTGTGCTTGTTGTAGCGAATTTCATTCTCTGTATGCTCTCCGTAATCCTCAGCAGGAATAAATGTCAAACGCTTGTTGTCTGCTAACATAACAAGCTTATAATCTTCTAACACTTCTTGAACTAGCTTTAGTAAATTGCCATTCCCAAAATTTTCTTGTGTAATATTTTCTAAAACCTTGTTTTTGTCAATGAGTTCAAAGCTAAAACCTTGTTTATCAGCTGCGAAAATATGTGTCAAACAATCTTTTGCACTCTTAGAACCCGAAATAGCGTTGTACTGATAGTCATCTTGCATCGTGAAATAAATATGCGTTGCTGTGACTTCTGAATAAACTATTTTCCCAACTGCGCCGCGTTTTAGCTGCTTAACAACAAATTCTTGGCCATCCAGATAAACAGAGCTTTCATGATTTAATAAGTCGAAAACATCTTGATTATTTCTTGTTTTCTCTACATAAAAATCTAGTTGCCATTGCTGATTTTCGACCCACGTTTCTGAAAATGTAGTAGGGTCAAAGCCTGTTAAAATCTCTTTGTATTGCTTTTCATAGTCACTTACAAATATGTCCATATTCTCACCCACCATCATTTATATAAAAACGGAAAATCCCACGTTGTTTCGATATTGCTTACATTCTCGATTTCGATTTCATTTCCGCCGGATAATAACGAAATAAGACCGAGATTAGTTTTCCGACCGCAACGTATACCATTTTTCAAGATGTTACTGCCGTCCAGTTCGATCGTGTCATAAGCGTAGATTTTCTCATTGAATACGAATTTTTCACCTGTGCTTTTATTGTTAATTGTCAATAAGCCATCGCTTCGGCAGTTCTTAATAGTTATTCTTAAATCGTGCATCCTTGGGTCAATATCGAAGCTTCCAGCATTGTAAATACTAAATCTGTTTGATGTGTGCTTATACTTATAATTTTGCGATACAATGCCTTGTCCCGCTTGCCAAATACCTTCGCTAAACGCAAAAGGTGAAAGGCTAGTTCCTAACGATTCGCTAAACCCTTTAAAAACTTCAAATGTTAGCGTAAACTGCGCATGTCCAGCACTTTTCCTATCAATATCGAAAGGTGCTGGATGAACGCAATATTTTTTCCCCGGGGTTTTCGTATGAAAAATGTAGTATTCCTTTCTGATAAAAATATCCTCGAATAATTCATCAAGTCGAACGTGATAGTCGATATTACCATTTGTTTTGAATCTGCAAGTGAATTCAATTTCGAAGCTATCGAAATTACTATCACTCGAACGATTGCCGTCGCTAAACTCATAGCTAGTATAATTATTGATTATCTGAGGACTAGCGCGACTTACTTCACTTATTTCAAAGTTATGTTTTTCGTTTAACTTGATAATTTTATTCGCTTGCATTAAATATAAATCTGTTTTTTTGTTCAAAGTAAGCCACCTCCATAAAGTCCTAAATTACCCATCGTACCTATTCTATTGTTTGCATTTTCTGCTAAGTTTTTACCATCGACATTGAAAATGATAGGTCTGTCCCCAGATTTTTGAATTGCCTTGATTAAATCTGCATTGCTAGACTCTTTTGTTTTATTATCAATAATCGTCTTAACTGTGATAGTTCTGTTTAGATCAACGCTTTTTAGGCCCAGGGCTTTTTCAGCTGAAATTTTCGGCAAAGTTATAGCCGGAACGGTCATATTTGAAGCGGCATTTACTACTTTATCAACCATTTTATTAGTTGATTGCACCGCGCCTTTAGCACCAGCTAAGACACCATTTCCAAGACCGCCAGTAAAGAACTTCCCAAGCTCGATGGCCACACGTGAAGGCGAATGAATTCTAAGCGCCTTTTTCACCGAATTAGTGATAGTGTTAGCGATGCTCTTAGCTGTGTTTTCTAGTTGTTTCTTCTGACTGTTAAGTCCGTTTATAAGTCCTTTCGCCGCGTTAATACCAGCAGAATACATAGCATTAGCTGCTGTATTTCCCATCGATTTTGAAGCGGAATTGATTTGATTCTGCGTGCTATTGATTGCTTTGATAGTCTTAGCATCAGATTTAGCAAGAGCTTGCGCATAAGATGAACCATTTTCTACACCAGCATCTAAAATATCACTTACAATATCTTTACTAACGCCTTTTTTGCGCAGTTTTTCCACATTCGCTTGGAAAGCTTTGATTTCTTTTAAACGTTTTTGCATTTCTTGCTGAATCGACTGCGGATTTTCTGGGTCTACATTACTAATGGATCCATAAGACTGCATTTTTTCAGTGATTGAAGCAGCATACTCTTTACTTTGTTTCGTCAAATCTGCCATTTTTGTGTTAGCGGCTTTTAATTGAGCGACTACTTTATCACGTTTTTTAGCTGTTGCCGCTAGCTTGTTTGTTTGTTGCCCGATATAGCCTTCTATGCTATTCAGTGCTTTAGCTTGTTTAAGTTGCCCGGCACTCTTATTCTTAGAATGTAATCCCGCGTCAATCGCTGAGGATATTTTGTCTTTCAGCGTAGTAGATAGTTTTTTGATTTGCTTTTCAGTTCCTAACGCCCCAGCAACAAGATTATTTGCTGCTTTTGTTACTGCTTTATTTTTATCTGCGATACCTAGCGAGTAACCAGAACCAAAGTCTCTACCTAATTTTTTTGCTTTTTTTGAAGGTGATTTAGATTTTTGTGCATCTTTTACTGCTTGAAGCGCTTTATTAGCTAAAGAGCCTGCTGCTTCACCAACTTTCTTCATACCGCTTAGAATTCCGTCAACATAGCCAGATGCGAAGTCAGAACCAACTCCGCTAGAATCAACAGAGGCCGCGCCACTTTTAGCAGAGTTACCTATACCAGTCCCTGCTGAAAAAGCATTTCCTTTTCCGTCTAATATCCCGCCATTAAAACCAGATGCGTTATTTGCTCCTGTCATTTTGAATAAATTCGGGTCAAAAGCGCCATTTTTTGCATTGTTTTTGAGTTCGGCGCCAGCGCGTTTATTTGCTTCAGCTGTACTCTTCAAGCCGTCCGCGTTTGCATTTCCGCCTTGTTTTCCGATATTGTTCATCTCGCCCGGAAGAGGAGATGCTCCTAACTTCACTCCATCAAGTAAAAATTTGCCAGCTCCTTGAAAATCTCCCGATTTAATCGCAGTGATAAATTGGTCCTTGCCACTTTGCCCGTTTTGGAACATGCCATTTGGCAAAGTTGAAAGAGTATTCATAACATCGTTATTAATATTTAATGCAGCTGTTGTATAATCTCCGCTTTGAAGTGCTGTAACAAACGCTTGAACACCTTCTCCACCGCGTTGGCTCATAATAGCGCCTAATCCTGCTAGTGTATTATCAATAGAACCGCTCACTTTTACAAAGTCTTGCCAAACTGCGCTTAGTTGCTCGTCGCTAATGTTTCCCATTTCTGACAAGCCTTTTGCAAAAGTTTCTGCATTTAAAGTCCCGCCATTCGCGATAATAGCATTCATTTCACTAGCCCATTTTTGTAAGTTTTCAGCTAATGTTTTGTTCTTCTTCGTTTGCTCGTCAATTTGAATTTGATAGTTTGCTTTTTCAGTTTCAGTTGTAGCATCGCTTTTTTTCTTTTTCAAATCAGCTAGTTCTTTTTCGCCTGTTTCGACCGCTTTTTTTCTATCTGCATATAAGCTTTTTTGCACTTCTATACTTGTAGATCGTTCTTTTTCATTTAACGTCTTGCCATTTGATAATTTTAGCAAGTTTCCTTCTACATAAAGTTGATTTTGTTTTGCTAACTCTGCTTGAATATCCGCAGTTTGTTGTTGTAAAAATTTCTTTTGTTGTGCGGTTAATTCTGTACCATCGACCCATTTATTCCCTTTTAGTAATTTCGCATAGTCTGCTTGAAGGGTTAAAAGGGTGCCATTGTTTTTGTCAATCTCTGCTACTAACGTCGCGTTTGCATCTGCTATAGCTTTTTTACGTTTATCTCCTTCGAGACTCTGAGCCTTTTCCATAGCTACGCTATATTTATCTTGAGACTTTTTAGTTGCTTCTTGATATTGTTCGTAAAGGTCTTTAGCCGCATTTAAGAATGACTCAGTTTTTTCACTAAGTTTCTTTCCATACTGATCAACTCCGCCGCTCAGCATCGTATCTATTGCTTGATTCGACTTCGAAACAGTTGTTTCAGTTTGTTTGGCAGTTGTTTCTACCAATTTTAATGTGTCTTTTATCTTTTTGCCTGATGTTTCGGTTTTCTTCGCTGTATTTTCGGCTTCTCCGCCCATTTGTTTGAATGCTTCAACAGTTCCAGTTAACGCATAGTTATCTTTATTAAAAGCATCTTTAATGGCTGAACCTGCTTCAACAAACGCATCTTTTGATTGCTCTAAGCTTTTCTTAGCACCTTTTAAATCCCAATGTAGAGCTTGAAACGCTGCTTTTATCGCGTAATACAGTCCCTGTAGCGCTTTAATAGCTACTAGCACAATTCGCGCTAATACTTGAATAATATCAACTACAGCAGCTAGAACTAGACCAAGAGACGCCCAAATAGCAACACCAACATATTTAAGTACATCTTTAAATCCGCTACCTACTGGTTTTAATGCGGCAACTATCTGTTTGAACACATCTACTATTTTACCGAAAGAATTTTTCACGCCATCCCACATAGTTGATAAAAAGCCTTTAATATTCGCAGTGTTTTCTTTGAATGATACATACATGCCGTATGCAACAGCTATAACTGCACCAATAACTGCGATTATTACTCCGAATGCGGCGGCAGCTGAACCTAGAGCGACTTTAAGCGCCAAGAAAGACCCTTTCACGGTATTAACAATCCCACCAAGCAACGTACCGCTACTTGCTAAACCTCTGAATGCCATTACCAAACCAGCAACTTTAGAATATACGCTACTAAGGATATTAAATGCTACAAATCCCGCGGCAACCTTTGCCAACAATGGCGCCCATTCGATTAAAACAGGTATAAACTCTTTAATTTTTTGGATTAAATCAGAAAGTTTTTTCTGGAATTCAGGACTTGCTGTTACTGCCGCAAACTGTTTAAATGCGTTTTTAGCAACATCTAGCGCTTGAATAATCGGGCCTTTTAAGTTTTCGGCGATATTAGCAAGGCTCTTAACGGCTGCGGTTTTCATGTTTGCGAATGAACCGCTGATAGTGTTACCTGCTGTTTTTGCTAGACCTGCCATTTTGGCAGTATTCCCAGCCATTCCAGTTGTTCCTTCTTCGATGCCTTTTGTCAACATTGCGATAGCTTTTGTTGATTCTAAAGATCCTTCGGAAACATATTTCTTCATTTCTCCAACGCTTTTACCTGTCGAATTGGCTAAAATTTGCCACGCTGGAACACCCGCGTCAACTAGCCTATTGATATCATCTGCGTAAGCAACACCAGATGCTTGCAATGCTGAGATAGCATCTGTCATCTGGTCAATTGATTCTGAACCGTTACCGACACCATATGCAGCGTCAGCAATAGCTGTGAAAACAGGTTTTACATCCGCCGCTTTCATACCAGCCGCGACCATTTTTTTAGCACCTAATGCAACAGCATCTAATGCGATTGGTGTACCATCAATAGCCGCTGTAAGGTCTTTCATAACAAGTTGCGCATCTTTTGCAGAGCCAGTGAGGACTGTTAGTGATTTAGTCGCTGTATCAATCGTATCAACACGACCAATAGCGCTACCCACAACATTTTTAGTTGCTGCAATTAATCCGAACGCTGCTGCTAATCTGAGAATACTAAAGCGAGCTTGTTCGGCGGGCTTTTCAACTGAATTTTTAAGTGCTTCACGCATTCCAGCGCCTGCACCTTTCGCCGCCGCTTTTGCCGCGTTAAATCCGCTTACTAATCCACTTTTAATTAAAGAACCAGTGCTTTTCGCAATGTTTCCTAGGCCTTTTAATGCTGAAATACCAGCTTGGCCTGCCGCTTTAGCTCCGGATTTCACAGCGCTAAAGCCTGTTTTTAATGCTGATTTCACTGTTGTTCCTGTCGTTTTCGCCGCGCTTGATACAGCGCTAAAAGCTGTTTTCATTGCGCTACTTACTGCTAATGCCGCTGATTTTGTAGCGCTAGGAATAGCTTTCACAGCGCTAATAGTTCCTTTAACGCTCATATAAGCAGCAACTACCACCGCTTTGTAAGCTACTACGAAACTGTTTTTCACTGCTGTAGCCGCTGTTTTAGCAGCTCCTGGAATACTTTTAATAACTTTTACAGTAGTTTGAGCAAAAGAAATAGCAGCCGATTTAGCTGCTTGCAAACTACTTACTAATGCTGATTTAATACTGATTCCAGCGCTTTTAATTGCGCCGGGGATGGATTTAATGACATTAATTGATACTTTAACAGCTGACACAATACTACTTTGTACTGTCTTAGCAATTGAAAAGAAGCCGTTTTTAATATTAACCGCTGTGTTTTTGATACTTGTTCCAAGTTCCTTTATCGCTGTAATAGATGCTTTAGCAGCGTTTACGAACCCAGTTTTTACTGTTGATGCAAGTTTAGATAGAGCGGCTTGTACATTTGAAGGCAATTCACGCATAAAGTTTAAACTAGCTTTTAAAGCATTTGAGCCAGCACTTCCCATGCTTTTAAACGCATTTACAAACGTGTCTTTTAATCGTTTCGATTGACTAGCAATATCAGATACCGCTTCTCTATACGCTTTATCTAATGCCGCCCCTGCATTTGTGCCTGCTTTCGCTAAATCTTGTTCAAACGCATCCAGTTGTTTATCTGCTTTTTTATCGTCTAAACTAATCTCAATTACTACTGATCCATCACTCATGTTCTCACCTCTAATCTTTTAACTTATATCTGTTTTTCAGTTTAATTAATTCGTTTCGTTCTTTTTCTGTTCCTTTCCCCGAAGGTAATTCCGCTTGCCTAATGCCGATTATCGTTTTAATTGTTGTATCATCACGCAAACTTTCTAACAATGCTCTAAACTTATACCAGTGCATTTTCCCCCGACTATCTAATAAATCAATATTGTAGTCTTGTAAAAAAGAAGCGTAGATATAATCCGCATCTTGCGTTAATGAATATGAAGCAATTTCTTCCGCATCCTCATTGTTTGTAGCGCTTGGCATCTTGTTTCCGTCGATATCATAAAGCAAACCATCGTCATTTTCTTTAACAATATAATTAGTGAAAATATCAATAAGCACCAACGATTTTTCTTCAATGTTCGCGTATTTGTCTTCCTCATTTGAACGTGGCCAAGGCATATCATCAGCAAAAAGCACATCAATTGCGAGGTTAGCTCTGAACACATTAGATAAACTATTATCTTCCGTTAAATCAATCACTCTTAGAACGTTGTCAAAAGCTAAATCGAGCTTATACTCTTTCCCCTCGTATTCGTAAATATCGTTAACTCCAAAAGCGAGCGAAAGCATTTAAATCACTTCGCTTTTTTAGTCATTTTTGCTTTATATTTCTTTTGAATTTCATTTTGTTGTTTTTCTACTGAACCGACAATGATTTCTGCAACTTGATTGTATACTTGGTACATTTTTAAAATATCTTTGCATTGCGCATAACATTTATCGAATGCTTTTTCGTCATCCAATAAAATTGCATATGCTTCAGTTAAAGCCTCTTTTACATCTTCTTCTAATGTAAAGTATTCTTCTGAACTCATTTCGTCTGTATTATCAATGTTGTATTTATTTAGCTTTTCCAGTTTCTTCTTGTACTTCTCATCTGCTTCAATCCATTTGCGGCGCATTTCATCACCTAAACCAACTCTAAACAGTTCCGTGCCAAGCTGAAACTCTTGATATGATTCTTCTAATTGAATATTAATTACATTGTTTTGTGTCATGTATGATTTCCTCCAATTTAAAAGCCCCTACATTGAGTAAGGGCTTTATTTATTAATCTGCTGCTTCCACTGTTACTTGTACTACTTTATTGATAGAAGGGCTTCCTTTAGATGCAACAGTTATGTTTGCTGTTCCTTCTGCTACACCTTCAACCACTCCACTAGCATTTACTTTTGCTTTTGGTGGATTTGAAGAAGTAAAAGTTACTTCTTGACTTGCTCCGACAGGTAATACTGAAGCAGTAATAGTGGATGTTTCACCAACTTTTAACGTAATAGTCGCCTTGTCCACTTCGACGCTGGACGGGCTCTCCTCAGGGTTTTGTTACCTTAGGCGTTTCATCGTAAGCAATACGGCAAGCGAATGCTGGGAATTCTGTAGCATCCCCGCCACCAGCGGAACCTTTAATTTCCGAAACAGTCGCTTTACCGATAGCTGTTTCGGTATCTGGAATTTCGATTTTAAACATAATCCCGCGATTCTCAGGCGTTCTACGTTTAGCGACAATTAAGTTTTGCGCTTCGTCTTCACGATCGTGTGTCCCTTCGAATGTGTAAGCTTCTGAGTAACCTAGCACAACCGTTTTTTCGTTGCCGTCACCGTCATAATCGCCTTGCTCTTCGGTGTTATCTGACCCATCGTCTGACACGTTTGTAATCCATTTTGACAGCCGTTTCCATACTGGCTCGCCCGCACCATCAACAATTTCAGCTACAAAGTATTTCGTTTTCGCATTTTTAATTCTAGCCATTTTTATTTTTCCTCGCTTTCAATATATAATTTGATTTTGAAACTAGCGCTATAAATGAATGTTCCATCATCGCTCGCCGAAACGAGGTTCGGCACACTAGTTGTTTCTTTGTCTTCTAGCACAAAGCTGTTATTTAAGCTCTGAATACTCTCTATTTCTGTCTTATCAAAATAAGCAGCAATTGCATTCAAAACACCTAAAACTTTCATTTCTTGCTTGCTAGATCCGTTTAGATTAAAAGAAAAAGACCGCTCATAAGAGCCGTCTTGATAACCTTGTTTATCGTTATTTGGAGTCAGTAGCAAAGCGATTGACTCGGGTTTTAATATCGCTGTTCTTAATTTCATATCTTTTAAATCGACGTTGTTTTCGATAGCATCCATAACACTATCTAAAAAATCTAATGACATTATAGTCCCTCCTCAACCGATTTTTGCGCTACTTCTATCCAACTTTCTAACTTATCTACTTTTGCCCGTTGGTCCCATTCCGGGCCAGCTAACGGATGATGTGTGAGTGTGAAATTGAAGTTTATTCCGTTGTAGAGTCTCCGTGCATAAATAGATGTCCACATTATTTCTTTGTCGTTCATAATAACGTATTGATTTGATAAATCACCCTCCAAAAAGGGGACATACAAAGAAATATCGGCAGCGGCTTGATTAATTAAAGCGAATTGTGCGCCTTCCTTGGCTTTTTTTACATTCTTTTTGGCTTTTGAAAGGTCAATATTAACTTTAATCGGCATCAAACCACCTCTATCTCCCAATGGTGCACATTTTCAGAGGTCGCATAACAAGGTATAACTTTGACAATCTTATAAGCTTTTCCAGAGAAAAAAATTCTCGATCTACTTATAAAATCAGCTGGCACGTTCATGCTGTTCACTGCATCAATAAAGATAACCGCGTCATATCTATCACTATCGGATAATCCCGCGATTTGATTTGATTTTGAGAAATCAACACGAACATGTTCAATCTCAATGCCTTTTTCATAAACGACTTGATTATGTCTATCTTCTTCTTTATACGCTTCATAACTAATGTTATGAATTAGCCAGTCAAGAGGCAACGGAGGGGCATTTGTTATCGGTTTTACTACTTTCATTAACGAACACCTACCCCGTTGTAAAGAAGACCTGTATGCGCTAAATAGGACCTTACATCGCTACCAATCAATCCGCTATTAAGTGATGTAGCAGTTGATGCAAAATTACTATCACTAATAGAAGTTCTTCCGATTGATACGTTATCCGGCTTAGAAACAGCTAACTCACTTGTTCCGCCCGCCTCTTTGAAATACTCGATTTGATTACAAGTAGCTAACTGTATTTGATGCTGAATAAATTCGCTAAACGATTCAATCCCGCTTTTGCGTATTCGGTAAAATGTCACTGAATCAATTTTTCTTTCAGCATGCTTTAACAGTTTGTCAAATTCATCCTGTTCCAAATGCTCCCCCGCATACTCGTTAGTATAAAATTCTAGTGTCGTGTAAGGCATAATATTCGCCCCCTTTTATCATGCTCCGCTAGCTGGTAATTCTTCAACTAGATGCTGAATACCAACGATACCGATTTGTTTGTCTTCGTAAACTTTTTCCCAATTTCCAGCTTTTGCTAGGTCCGCATTTGTTGGAGTGATTTCGTTAGCATCACGAACTGCATTTTTAAATTTAACTCCATATGGGTGCATTGTGAAAGCACGTCGAGTAAACACTTGGTCATTACCTTTAGAGGCATCCCGAGCTGTTTCAAATGTTGTTAACTTAGCTGGGTTCCCTGTGTTTCTTCCGATGGAACCTGTTGCAAATAAATATGAAGTGTATACTTTTGCTGCTCCTGTTCCTGTGGAAGGCACTCCGTCGTCTACAACTACACGATATCCTAAATAAGTTGGGATATTGACTTCCCCACGAGCATTTGGAATAAATGCAATTAAGTTTTGTTTTTGCAAGGCTGTATAAACCGCTGAATGCATAACCATTAAGCTTAAACGATCCGAAGAATCTCCAAGAAGCTGTTTTGCATCTAATACTAAATTCCCCGAAATTGCAGATGTTGGTTTTGATAGCAAGTGGGAACTTGCCAATGCACCGTTTTTAGCAAACAGTCCATTTAACACGGAAATTAGTACAGTTTGCTCACGACGCATCCACCAAGAAGCGATTTTCCCCATTAAAGCGTCTAAAGGGTCGTCTCCCGAAATAACCGCCGCAAGTTCGTTGACTGACCATCCGCGCCCACGATACATTACCGCAGCAATGTCAGCGCTAGCAGTAATTTTACCTGTTTCTAGCCCTTTTTCACCGTCACCTAAAGTTTCGTCTTCGCCGTCTAAATCGTTCCAAAACGGCATATTAACAAGTAACCCGCCCGCTGTAATATTTTGCGCAACGCTTGGATCAGCCACTGCAATTCCCGATTGGATAATTGCTGATTTTTCAGATGTGAAGTTATCCATGTACGCATTAAAAACCTCTGGTGTTACTACGTCTAATAATTTTGTGATTTCATTTCCCATTATTCACTCTCTCCTTTTTCCGTTAAAAATTTTGTTAAATTAAATGAATCTGATTTTAAATTTTCCTTCAACGAACCGCTGAAACCAGCCGGAGCTGTTGGATTGCCACTGAATCCAAATTTCGGAACCGCCTCGCTTTCTTGAGCAAACAAATAAGCATCGCTTTCTTGCAATGCTCCTAGCTGTTCGTCAAGGCCTTTCAGTCCTTCATCTGTCAGTTCTAGTTTGTCGTTATCCAGTAAAGCTTTTACAGCCTTCGGATTTCTTGCTTTCGCATTTGCTAAAGCTAAATCAAGTGCTGCACCTTTGCGAGTTTCTACTAATTTAGCTTCCGAATCTTTTTTCAAAGTTTCGTAATTGTCTTGCAGTGTTTCCAATTGAGCTTTTAAAGATTTGCTCGTTCCGGAATCAGTTTTTAAAGCTTCGATATCATCGTCCCGTTGCGCAAGCTGGCTTTTAAGCCCGTCTCTTTCTGCTTCCGCTGATGTTACCTTGTCCTTTTCGTTCTGAATCGACTTACCATGTTCGACCATAATAGAGTCGATAGTTTCCTTTTCCAAGCCTAATTCCTTCAAAAAGTCTCTTTCCATTTCTTATTCCTCCTACGTTGTTTTTACGTGATACGATCACGAGAGCCGACTTTTAACGACTTTCGTTCAGGTCGAATGTTAGGCATATACTTTTTCTCTGCTATACTGTCTTGTTAAATTGTGCGTTTTTACAAATGCTCTTAGCTTGCTTTGCTTCGTTCTAACAGCTTGTTTAGCCTTTTTAACTGTTAGTTCATCGCCTAATTCTTCGGCAGCTGACAGCTTGCGTTTAGCTGCTCTTATGTCGCGTTCCATCAATCGTTGTTGCTGACTCAACATATAAACGCGTTTGTTTTCTTCTTCGTCTATTAACTCGTTCTCGCCTGGTGCAATGTTAATGCCTTCAACGAAAGCAAAACGATGGTGACGGCAATTACAACCGAAAATCCCATCTCCATAACCATATCTAAGCTCTGGCGAGTAAATAGACATGTATTTATTGCCGTATTTCGTTTTTGTTTCTTCAACAGATAACAAACAGATGACTTTGCCTTGAACAATTGAACACGTTGGTCTAGCTCCTACATGTTGCGAAATACGCACTAAATCAACGCCATATTCATTCATTCGCTCATCTTCAACGCTGTTATAAACGCTGTTGACGGTTGTTCTTGTAACGGTTCGGACGTAAGCCTCTGGTGTCCATCTTTTATTAGCCTTATCTACAAGCGCAGGAACGCCATTTTCAGCGAATTTAGTTACTGTTTCCGCTAATGCTTGTCTATGTGTTTTTAAACCAGCTAAGACGCTCTGTGTCGTTTCGTGAATGATATCTGAATAGATTTGTCTTGCTTGCGATAACATCGTTTGATTGACGCGATTATAGTTGCTTTGTGCTAACTTAAAATAACTTCTCATTACTTTATCGACTATCGTTTGCCCATCGCTTACTAGTGGCAACACAGCGCCTGTTTCAGCTAATTTACTGAAATAGTTATCTACTTGTGTTAAATCGCTGTATCCCGCATCTTTAACAATAGAAAAAAGCTTCTTAGCTGAAACGCCGGAAGCTTTGGAAATTCGTTCAATCATTTGCTGATCTAGTGCATGAACTTGATTAAGTTTTTCTATTTGCCAAGCAAGCACATTATCTGCGCTGATATTTTTCTTTGTTTTCAATCGGCGAACAATAAGAGTGAACAATTCATTTTCGAGCGTTGTGTAAACATCAACAACAGGTTGCACAAACAAGTCGAGTTGTCTTGGAGTTAGTGCCATCTATATCACTCCTCTTCGCCGAATATCCCAGTCATATCGTTGTTAGGCATTTCCGCTTGTTTTTCCTTCGCTAACATTTCAGCCCACTCATCAGCCTCAGCTTCAGTAATATTCCAAGCACGTTGTAAAGCAATTTTTAGCGGAATCATACCTTGATTTTTAGCGTTTGTGTAACGATTGATAGTTGTATCTTCGTCTTGCGCTATAGAGTCGTCAAAATCGACTGTAATCGTGTCTAACTCAACTATATCGCCGCTATAAGCTTCGATAAATTTCCCGACCTCAAGAATGCTCACAATCATTTCTTTTATGCCTTGTTCAATTAATTGCGAATGACTGTTTTTAGTTTGATAGGTTTCTGACTTCTCGCTTACAACTTCTGTAGCTGTTTTTAAGCCGTTTTCATCAAACGTAAAAGTGCCAGCACTTAATCCAACTTGCATGGCGTATATTCTCAGCATTGCGTTTATAGACTCGATAAACTCCGTTGAACGAATCTCTACAGATATATCTTTTACTGATTTACCATCTGCATCCTGGTCACCTTGATATAAAAAGAATGCTTCATCAGTTGAATCGAAATAATTCGTGGTTGAGCCGTCTAGGTTAACAGCCGTTTTAACGAAGCTCGAAGGCACCAATACTTTCTTTTTGCCAAGTTTAAACTCTTGATAGTATGAATCGAACATCAAATCAAGCGTTTTTAATGTGTCTAATGCATTAGCATAAATGGAAATGCCGAGCGGGCTCGTTAGATTCTTGTTATTCGCAATGTTAGGTTTGATATAAGTAAATGTCGGACGTGTAAACTTTGACAATGGCGCAACAGGCTCAATATCATCAAACAGTAACGCTAAACTTACTTTTGTACCAAGCTCGTTCGGGTCGTCTGATTGGTATAACTCCGTTGTGACTGTGTATACTTCTACTTTCTCCCCTTTCCATTCGAGCCATTCGAGCAACGTATAATATTTATCGTTTTTATGAAAACTATTAGATATAACACATTCGTCTACATTCTCGCTATCATTTGACAAAGGATACATACAATCGGCTGTCGCGAATGAAACTTTGACGTTCTTTTTTCCGTCGTGATACACTTTTATTACAAAACCGCCCATCGCTTCGCCGTATTCGATGTAACGCTCCATATTTTTAGTAAAACCGTTCGTTTTCAATACATTAAGCACGAATTCCTCAGCGGCTTTATCATCAATATTGATTTTCACTTTCTCATTAAAAAGAAGTTTAGACATGTACTTAGCTGTAACTTTCGGCAAATTCATAGATAATTGACGTCTGTTAACCGGATTGCCATTGTGTTCGTAATTTAGATTATGCCATTCAGCGTAATGGCCTTGATATAGCCGTTTCCACATGTCAATATACTTATAATCTTCATCATTAGCATTTACTTTTTTATGGTCTTTTACATCTTTCAGTGCTTTCAATAGTCCCATTCTCCGCATCACTCCTTTCACGCTTGCGATTATTTGATTAATCAAGGTTTTCACCTCCTAGAATTTGAGCCCTAACTTCCTTAGATTGTCTTTTACATAGTACTGAAAAGCGTCACACGTATGATCGTCTTCTTTGATGACCTCAGGCTTATCTGTATTAACTGTTTTGACATCCCATTGATACTTTCTATGTTCTTCGATGAATATTTGATTTTCTGGGATATCAAGATAATAAAAACGACCTTGCGCGAGTAAATCTTGCACAAAGTCGACCATATCCACTTTTTTGCCTTTTGCGACAGGATGTAAGCTAACGCCGTAATCTTTGTAGTATTGATTTCTAAGTCCGCCCTCCGCGCTATCTACTGTTTGCATATCGACAGGCGCATTATACTTCGCGACTATTTTAGTCATGAACTCGCGTAACTCTTTTGAATAATCCGAAGGTGCTTTCTTAACTACTTGATTTGCGGGACTGTAATAGTATGTGTCTAGTAAGATAACATTTTCCTTCGCTGTAAAACCTAGCGCTAGATATGTTGTGGCTGACACTTGATGTCCTGTATCAATAGCAAAGTCAATTAAAATAAGCCTGTCATCCGCAGGAATAGCTTTAAGCGGCTGAAACAGGTTCATGTTATAAACATTATCACCAAGACCAATTACCTCACCTAGATACATCCAGCGGTAATAATCGAGGTCATTCTTTTTGTACTTCTCAATTTTCTTAATGATTTGCTTAGATAAAAAGCCTTTTTCATCATCCAAATAAGTAGTGTGATGTATTAAATAATCATCGTCACTACGTTTACTATCTACATATTCATTCACCCATTCATATGGATTGCGAGGCGGGTTAAATGACATGTATATTGTAACTTCTTGCCCATCCGGCAAATCTTCACGAATGAACGTATCTTCTACGACATCAATGTCAGTCACACCGGAAAATTCCGCCAATTCCTCAAACCACAAATCGCTAACATAGCCGACTGGAATTTTCATCGATTTTAGTTTAGCGGGATCATCACAACCAGAGAAATAGAAACCCGTTCCCCATTCTTTATGGATGATTTCCATTGGCGACTTACCAAACTTAAATTGGTCAGCAACGCCCATTTCATACAGAGCCCATTTAATCTGCTGATAGACCGACTTATAGAGCGTATTAGCTACTTTACGCAGGCACACCATGTTAGATTGTGGATTAGCCATTTTCTTTTCTACGAGCTTTAAACTGATAACAGACGACTTCATAGAAGAACGCCCGCCCTTAGCAATGATGTGATTATGTTTAGATAGCCACAAGTCATAAAAAGCGGGATTTATCATATCTGTTACATTGATAACCTGGTAATCAATTAGTTGTTTGTGTATCGTCGCGTTCATCGGTGCCACCTGCCTTTTTGTCAAGGTAGGCTTGCATTTCATCAACGCCAGAAACGAGTATAGTAGTCATTCCTCGGTTACCTTCTTGCTTCGTATCTGCTCTTAACTTATCGATTTGCGCTTGAATAAGCTCTTCTTGTAATTTGTCTCTGCCACCTGCTACATGGCGCTTAACAATCTCTTTTAGCGCTGATACCCGTTGATTGATGTCAGCACTCTTAGTAACGACGGAAAAGCCATCACTATTCGAAACTATTACTTCTTCTTCCATTTCGCCTCGAGCTATTTCGGTGAATAATTGCATGGCTTCCGTATAGCCCATAACTCGCTTTTCTTCGAGTTCACTTAAAACCTTGTCTATATAGCCTTTAATAACTGGTTTTGACAAGTTTTCTGTTGCTATACGATTAGCCGTTTTCGAGCTATAACCAGCAAGGCGAGCGGCTTCTGTAGCATTACCGCATTTTATATATTCATCTGCAAATCTTTTTTGTTTTTCGGTTAGTTTCACTACATATCACCACACTCCCTTATTTTATGTAAATAAAAAAAAGACCATTACGGTCTTTTAATTGTTTAATCAACTAAAATATCATAGTATCTTAAATAATAATCTACAAATTCATCAATTATTTTATAATGCTCTTTACTGTTAGGTCCTTCTTTTCCAGCATCTGTATATTCTTTATAAAATTCCTCGAACTCTTTAACTACATTGGTTAAGTCTTGAGGAGATATTAATTCTTTTTTTTGGATTGCTTCAATTATTATATCTTTATTTGGCTTTTCTGCACCCATTGGAATTAAATTGATTTCATTCATTCTAAAGTTTACAGTTTCTATAATTTTTAGCAGGATATTTGATTTAAATTTTTTAATTTGCTTTGAAACTTCGGGATCGGTAATATTGCGTTCTTGAATTATAATACTGTATTTATCAGCTTCATCTACGCTTTCTATGATTTCATCTGGTTTTATTCCGATTTTATTAGCATTAAGCAGGCTCAAAAGCACATAATCCTTTACAACTCTGTTAATTTCGCCTAAAACATCTTTTGCTTCTTCTACCGCTTTCTTAACTTCCACTCCATCTTTCCCAATTTTAAAAGTTTGAAATTTATTAATACCACAAATAAAACTAAATAACGCAGATGCAACTAACCCTATAGTTACAATTTGCCAATTATAATTGAATAGTATTAAAATTGAAATCGGAGCAAAAATGATTATCAAAAACAAGATTTTAATTCCAAAATCAATAAAAAACACCTTCCATTTTTTCTTAGTTACAGACATCATAATCCACCCTTTTATCTTCACTATACCAAATAAAAACCACCTGCTCAATTATTAACAGATGGAAAAGATTATAATTTTTAAAACTGGTTAACGCACCAGTCAGCGCCGCACGCGTGTTTTACATCCAGTGTGGATAGGATATGAGAAGTGGAGCGCAGACTCAATATATGATTTATTTTTGTAATCATCTTCACTTCTCATATATAGGTGGCAGGTGTGCGGCAAAAATTACTAAATTGCCATACAAAATAGACTTCCGTCGATTTGTTGCTGTATTTTTTCTTCTCCTCGAGACAAGTAAGATCGCACAGAACGAATGCTTATCTCTAGTTCATCGCTAATTTGAGATAAAGATAAAATTTTTTCATGTTTTAATAAAAATACTTTTTTCTCTTGCGCTGACATCGTACTCATAGCATCTTCCATCCGAATTTTGTCCCATTCTGAAATCCTCGGTTCATTATCTTCAAACTCATACGCGTTCCCGTGCTCATATACGAACCACTGGCGCATTGTTTCTACATCAGTAACATTTACCTCTCTTTGTAAACCAGAACGTCGGTGGATTGCTCTCCGTGGCGCTGGTTCATGACCTAATTCCATCCACTCAATTGAATACTCTAAACTGTCAATAATACTCTTTAATTTTGACATTGTAGTTTTTTCTGATACTTCTTGAAAAGTTCTTTTTTGTCCCGCTTGTAATGGAGGGCGTTTTTCAGCATCAATTTTTTTTTGCAGATTAGCTTTTACTTTTTGCACATCCTGTAAAGCTCCTCTGTACTCATTAATTAATTCTTGCATTCTCGTCACTCTCCCCAATGATTAATAAAAAAAGGACGCCATAACAGATTTAACTGTTCATGACGTCCTTCGATTTTTTCGACCAGACTATTTATTTAATTTTATTGTTTGTACATTTTCGGCAGTGGTAGGTTTGCCGTGGCTCCATGTTATGGTAGTTTTTCCGAAGCCATTTTCTGGCGGTTTTGTGATTAACTTCTCTTCACCGTTTACGCGAGTATAAACACCATCTTCTTTTTCCATAAAATCGCCCCCAGAGTTTTTTACTTGTCACTCCACATCTCTTTATTTTTCCGATACTCTCTCATGTCGAAAAGCTGATAGTATTCTGTTCTGTTATTTCGTGTGTAATTAAAGACTACTGCCCTTGTAATCCCAAAATGTCCTGCAATTGCATAACCGCTAAGTCCTGCGTGCCTTAACTCTATAAATTCATTTAGTGTAATCTCTTCCCATTTCTTGTTACCGACGACTCTATCAAACGTTTTAGACCAATATGTTTTTTGCTTTTCTTCTGTGTTTTCTTTCATTAGCCTATTTAGCTCTTTTTGTAATTCCTTTCTTTTACTCAATGATAAATTTTCACTTAGTAAGTGACTAATTATCTCCCGCTGTCTTGCTTTATTCTTCGTCATCCCCATTACTGCCATTTTTCACACCTCCACGAAATTTCGTCCTTTCTGTTTCAAACACTTAATTGATTGCATATAACGCATTTCAAAAAGTTTTTGCTTGATTCGAAACTCTTTTGTCAACATTCCTTTGATGTCGATTAATTCCTCACGTCCATCACTGTAACGAACAAGAAAATCCGCTTTATATTTAATCGCTCGATACAGTTTTCCGTTTTTTCGAAAAGAATCTTGTAAAATAAATTCTGGCTGTAAATCGAAACTAACTACTTCGCCAGTCATTTTTAATAGTTTCAATTGCTGATAATATGCCGCTTCTGCTTTGCTATCGAACTTTATATTGTCAATAACTACTTTCTTCGCATTATATTTACTTCGCGTACTCGTTCGTCTCGTTAATGACGAACGCGGTATACTTTGCCTCAATTTCTTCGTCCCCCATTTGTTCGATTTCGCTAATTTGGTAGTTTGTAACTTCTGCAATCGCATTAGCCATTTGTCTGATGCTCATTGATCTATTTCTCAACTTTTTTATTGCTGTTTCTGCTGTCATTTTTATTCACCCTTTCCCTTAAAATGGCAAATCATCTTCGTTAATATCAAACGGCTTACCTTCACTTGCAAATGAATCACTCTTCTGGCTCGTATCCGCTCGATATGAGCTTGTTTTATTGTTATTTGAATAATTAGCCTCGTTTTGATAATTATTCGATGTAGCGCCTTCTGCATTGTTATTTTTAGGCTCTAAGAATTGAACTGTTTCAGCAACTACTTCAGTAACAAAAACACGTTTACCGTCGTTATCTTCATAATTTCGAGTCTGTATGCGTCCATCAACGCCTGCCATACTTCCTTTCTTCAAGAAATTAGCAACGTTTTCCGCTGGTTTACGCCAAACAACACATTGAATAAAGTCGGCTTCTCGTTCTCCATTCTGATTAGTGAATGTTCTATTTACAGCTAATGTAAAAGTCGCAACGGCCACACTAGCTGGAGTGTAACGTAATTCAGGGTCTTTAGTTAATCGTCCTACAAGCACTACACGATTCATCATTCGCCTACCTCCTTCTGCACATAATCGCCTACGCACTCAAGTTCTAGCGTTGTGTTATCACTAGTACAAAATTCGCACATTATTCCGCCACCTCTTCAATAAAAGAAGGAATTTCTTCAGAGATAACAATTCTCCTATCATCTTCCAACTTGATAATATAGTTTCCTGTGCTTTCCGTGATTGGATTAGGCAGTATATACTCAATGCTGATTACATTCACATTCGAATCACCGTTGTAAAATTTATAACCATGTTGCCCACCTTCTGGAGGTCTGCCTATTGAAAAACTCGTATTATCGTAAGGCAATCCACTGCGCCAACTTAGAATGTTTCTCGGTTTAAATGTCGTCATTCCATCACCTCCAGAATATTTTCGTCTTCTTCAAGAATCGCCTTAATTCGTTCCGCTTTGTTTAGGTCGCCTGTAAAAAATAAATGCGGGTGTACATCGCCTTTTGCCTTCCAACTTGCACCTTTTCTATCATTAGATAAAAACCAACTAGCTGTCGCTTTTAAACATTCATCTGTAATTATTCTGCGGTTATCGCTCATGGTGCCACCTTTTAACATACGTGTTAAATATATATCTCCCGAAATCGCTGCGTTTGCTAATTTTAAATTTTCGTATGCCATTATTTTGCCTCCAATAGTTCCGGATTTACTTCCAAAATAGTTGATTCGTGTACAGGCGGATACATCAAGTCGCCGTCCACGATCAAATCATATTTAGCTTCTCCACACTCGCACATGCCACAAAACATGATATGTCTTGTGTGTTTCTCTAATGCTTCTCTTAAAGTCATTTACTATGCCTCCCACAATCCCAAATTTTCGTGTATATTACCGCAAATCTCAATATCATCAGCAACTTCCCACAAGTCCTATGCGATGTTTTCCCATGCGTACAAGAACTTACCTTCTTCAAATTTAACAACGCCGTAGCACTCATTGTGTTCATCCCAGCCCATATCTCCTTCAAAAATTTTCTTGCCGTTTTTGTCTTTTAAGCCTGTGTATTGCATCAGCAAGACATCATCAAAGTTGTACCAGTCATCGCACATCGTACAATATGGGTCACCGCAACCACTCACGCCTACCGCATCCTTTTCATATCTGTTAAATCGCAAATCTGTGACTGGAAACATTTCCTTTTTTCTTTTCACAAACGCTCTAAACTCAATCTCTCTCATGCCACTGCACCTCTATTGCGGTATTTAAAAATAACACGGGCACGTCAATGACCTCATTACATAACGAATCCTTTTCAACCTCACATAAAAGTGAAGTTCCTATGAAAACAGGCAAGTGTTTGTCGTGTCTATTCAGTGCTTCGATTAATTCTGCTACTGTCATGCTTCACCCTCCATTTCTACTAAAATGATTTCTACTATTTCGTCAGAACCATCCGAAGCACAGTTCTTTTCAGCGGTGTCTTTTCTCACAAACAAACAATCTTTCGATATTGATTTGTTATAGTTACATTGCGGAAAATGTTTGTACAAGCCATTTTGTTTGATTGCATACAAGTTTTTACTCATGCTTCACCCTCCACTTCATTAACAGGAACAGCAAACTGCCAATAACGTTCGTCCATTTCTTTTATTTCTGACTCGGTGAATTTGGTTTTATATCCACAACATTGGTCATAGCTACCTACATTTATAGAACCATTGTAATAAACATTGAGAAAACCGATTTTCCCCTCAAAAAATCGCACATAATAAAGCGGTTCTCTCTCGACTTCGTAGCCGTCCAACCATGCGCGTGCAAGCAATTCACCATTTTCATTATTGTTTTCCATGATCCAGTCGTAGACATTTTCATCTAGCGAAGCTCTAGAAGTTAATAAATCGCACAATAAATCATGAAGTGTATGACCATCTTCTTTAGAATGATTTTCCAAAAAATCACCTATTAATTTTGGTACTACTACCAACTCCGCTTCCTTTTCTTTAGCAATAAAACAATCTTTAGTAGATATTATTTTGTCCCTAGAAACTTTCACTAAAGAGTTGCCTGTTCCAAACTCTTTACCGTTATACCAACCATTTAACAATTCATTACCTGCAATTACGTGTACGTTTTCTCCTTTTTTAAATTTCAAAATTACTCCTCCTCTAATCCGTCAAAGTGTTCATACGCATCACCCTCGAAATCAGCGTGCTCACCAGTATTTAAAAATTCGCCATCTTTGCCTTTTTCGTAATAAGCGTAGGTTGCCGGGAATTTATCTAAACAATCTTTGTGCCAAGCGTTTCCATCAAAAACAATAATTTCGTCATATTGAGTGAACGTTTCATCACATTCTTTACAGTTAACAGATTCTTGTTTTGTCATACTTGTTCCTCCTTAAGCCTTTGAGTAAGCGATAACACATATCTTCTTTCTACCGTCTCACATAAATTCAAACTAGCTCTATACTTAATTTCGTTAAACGTCATGTTCGTAACTGCTTTTGCGTCATCATAAATCGTTAAAGTTTTATCTTTGAACATTGCCGGATTTCGCAAAATAAATTTATACATTTTTGTAATGTGATTATAGTGTCGAATTTCTGTCGGTTTCCCACCAAGTCTTGACACGTGCCAGTAATATTTCCCCAAGAAAAACATCCTTTCTAATCAACTCTAATTACTCTTAACCCCTTATCAGTCGTCCTCTTTTGATACGTAGGCGTAGCATAAAACAAAATCGTTTCACGCTTCACTTTCTGAAACTCCGCTAGTTCTTCTACTGTGCCGATTATTAGTAGTTCGTCTGCTTTATAAAGTGCGTATTCTGTCATGTTCTCACTCCTAAACCCACTGAATTCTCTTATTTTCCAACGCTGGAACGTTATAACAAACCCAGCAACAACCGCGGTTAAACGATGTTGAATGTCCTAAAAACTTAATTCTTTTCTTAAATATCAATATCGCTAGTTTGTCGCTATATTGTTCGAATATATTTGCTCGTTTCTCCGTTTCGAGAGTTGAGAGCGGCAATAGTAAAGCAAATGATTTTATTTTATTTTCGCCTATTAGCTGAAAACTACGCTCTATAATCCGATTCTGTTCTGAAAAAGGCGGGTTACTAATCATTAAGTCACAATTAAGGGGTGGCTCCGTTGTATAGAAATCGTTTCCCACATCGTCAAATATGTGCGTCGCTTTATACTTAAGATTTAATTCATCTGCTCTAAGTTTGAACAAGCTGTCATAATGATTGAACGGGAACCACAGACTTTTGAACGACTCAATATCTATCAAGCTGTATATGTCTTCAACAACATAACGCGGAGTTGCAACGTGGTCTTTATCCGCTTTTTTTAATTCGTACATAGCCATAGCTTTTTTAATAGCTTCTAAAGTTTCGTACTCATTTGCGATTGTTTTCATGCCTTCGCCTCATTCCTAGCCGCTAACTGTGCTTTAATTTCAGCGACTTTCTTTTCTAAGTTTTCGCTTGATTCTGTTGTTGAAGTTTCTTGTTTTGTTTGTTTCTGCTCTTTGTCGAACCAGTCCGGCAATACTTCTTCTTTTACTGGTTTGTTATATTTGTTGTAAGTGGGCTTGTTATATTTTTGCTCTAACTCTATCTGTCGTTGTTTTTCCGCTGCATCAACATCAGCTATTGTTTTAAATCCTCTGCTTTCCCAGTTTTTAAGAATCTTATTAACGTAGGCGTAATTTCGTTTGTTAGCTCCTTGTTCTGATGTAACTTCTAAAGCCTTCATGACAATTTCTCGATTACCTGCAAAATCATCTACCCAAGCAAGCAGTTTTTCTAGTTCAACTGGAAGCATCATTCCGAATCCGTTTTGTTCCCAAAAATCCTTGAAATTTAAATCGCTGTTGTTGTTGTTATTCTTACATTCTTTAGTTCTTACATTCTTGTTAGTTGTTAGCTGTTTGTTAGCTGTTTGTGAGTCGTTTGTTAGCTGATTGTTAGCAAGTGTGTTAGGTTTATTTTCTGACTCTTGATAAACGCCCCAGTTCACTATGTTTATAAGGGTGTTTACCTTTGTTGATTTCTTTGTTAGAAATCCGTAATTTTCAAATCTTTTTAGCGCTGTCCTGACATTTTGCGAAGAGATACCTTTGCCACACTCCGCTGTAATTGACTTAATACTTGTGACGAATTCACCTGGTTTTGCTTTGAAAGGTTTCCCCATCCACTCCCACTCGTTTTCCTTGTGATTTGCCATCATTAACAAAGTCACAAGGATGGTTTTTTGCTCGGGTGTAGAGCTTCTCCATATAGGCTTTTCTTTCAAATCTCTATGCAATTTAACCCACCCATGTGACATGCTTCTTTTCTCCTTTCAAATTAGATCATTGACCCTTGAACTACCGAGCCAGCTTCTAACGTGTCAGACGGCGTTATAGGCGCCTCTATAATGTCCGGTATTGATTCATCGTCTGTAACGTCTTTTCGTTCTCTAGGCTCTGCTTCGTCCTCTGTAACCGCTGTTTGCATGTCGATGGATAAAATACCCCACTTGCTTAACATGTTTCTAAGAACAGTTTTTTTAGCCATTGCATCGTAGTCTTTTTTCCATCCAAAATCCGATTTACTAAATTTCTGTTTATGCGCTTCTATTTCTTTACGAGTCCAATAGACCGTTTTTTCAAAGCCATTAATTAACTGGAAATAGCCACAGTAGCCAACAACTTTTTCACTTGTATTGTTGTCTAAATCTAGTTCGATTTCTTCAGTAAGTCGGTTCCATTTCAGTAGCTCACCTTCGCGCACTTCGATAACATTAATGCTTTTATATTGTCCTGTGCGTAGTGCTAACTGGATGTATCCTTTATAACCAAGCTGAAACTGTGCTCTGCCTTTGTAAGGAACAATCCACGCATAACCTAAATTTTTGTCAATCGGTAAATCTAGTGTTGCCGCTACCATGGCGGAAGTAACAACTGTCATCGGGTCAGTTTTTTGTAAATAGTCGTCGCCATTATAAAGATTTAAAAGGGAAGTTAAAAATTGAGGCGCTTTTTTATCTAGTACCTTTTCGAATTTCTTGCGCATTGTCGGTGCTTCTAGCAAACCTTTTAAGTCTAATGATTGTGCGCTTGCTACTTGCCCTCCATTTTGTTTATTTGCTAACTGATTTTTTAATTCATCGTTAGTTGCCATTATTTATTCTCCTTCACTGCAAATTTTCTATAACTAGTTTCTTTACGTAATTTTTTGTAAATGTCTGGATGTTCTTCTTTTAAACGTTTAGTGTCTACTCTTGAAGTAATAACAGGCTTCCAAGTAATCGTAAATTCGTCTGCGATGGCTGTTTCAGCTTCTTTTAAATCATTCTTGATATTATTATCAATTTCTTTCTTTCGTGTCTCTAAAAGCTTTATATCGCGTTCTAAATTTGCTCTTTCAGCCAAAAATTCGTTGTATTTTTTTGATAAAATAACTTGTTTAGCTTCTGACTTAGCAAAACGATCTTTTAAATATTTTTCTGCGGCACTTGAACCGTCTAGCGCCGGCGCTACATGTCCTTTTACGTTCGTTTCCCAAAAATCTAACTCAAAAGCAATTATTTGATTGATTAACTCGTCATCGCGTTCAATTTCTTTCCAAATAAATTTATTTCCTCCAATTAGAACAGCTACATAGGCTTTGCTTTTACCTGTGACCGCTAAATAGTGTTGTATTTGCACTAGATAAGTCGCTGGTACTTCGTCAGCTTCCCATTCCTTTGCTAAGTATGCTGATGCTGTTTTACATTCCAAAATAGCGTCTTCACCAACCACAAACCTATCAACGTTTGCCAACATAAAATCATGCTCTGGATGTTGATACATCATGTTGCTACGTCTTACTTTCTTGCCAGTTCGCTTTTCGAATTCTTTTGCGACAACTTCTTCCATTTGATTGCCCCAGTATGCGGCTTCTCCCGCTGATTCATCTGGCAAAACTTGGTCTGTTTTATCTAGCCACAGCTCAAATGCTGTTTTGTACTGATTTAACCCCATGATGATTCCCGCATCGCTTCCGCCAATGCCTAAACGTCGAGTTAGCAACCATTGTGTTCTATCCATGTCTTTCACGCTTGCTAAAATGTTCATTGTCTTTTCTTTTGCAATAGCCATATATGTTACCTCCATTGATTTTTTAATGGACCTGAGGTATAATTTTGTTAAGGTAATATCTCAAATCTCGGACCTGCGCTGCTACGCGGGTCTTTTTTAATGCCTAAAACCATCGTCCCAAAGATCATCAACAACCATCGGATTTTCAACCATGTTTTTTATCACTTCCTCTCAGCCAGTAGCCTGCAATTAGCGACATAAACGACACGAAAATCATTACCATAAATACATCCATCAGCGCGTGACCTCCTCATAGCCTTTTAACTTCAACTCTTCGATATAGTCCGTCATGTTGTCGCAACCTGTTTCGTTTAACGGGATTTTCTGCTGAAATGCCGGATTAGCAATCATTTTTGTTCTGCTATTTGTATGAATTTCGCTATCACCGAAGTTTGTAGTCTTTCTGAAAACTCTTTCTGTCATTGTTGTAGCCCTCCTTTATTTTTCTCCACCTTGCGCTACCCACGCTTCAAGTTCTCTTTTGCTAAAAATCCATGTCTTGCCGTTTATTTTTTTGCCGGGTAATCCCGCATTTCTAGCCCAAGATTGAATAGTCCTCTTTTTCATTCCTAACATTTCCGCCGCTTCCTCAGCTGTCAAAATATCCTTTTCCATTGTTTCCATTGTTTCTCACTCCTTCACCAAACCATTTTTTTGATAGAATTTATCTCGACTTTCTAAAATTTGTTGTAAATTAATGTTGAATGCCTTCGCTATACTTGTGTTAAGCGTTAATGCTGTTGCGATTACATCTGTTATTTCTGAAATTGCTTGTTTTGCGGCTTCTCGTTGTAGCATGTCGCCTTTTCTTAAATTGAATGTCATCGTTTCTAATCCGCTTTTTAACGCATTTACTGCTTCTGTTACTTCTAGTTCAAAGCGACAAGTTAAAGCCGCATGGTGACTGTCTAGCCCGTCCAGTAGAGGCGGTATCATTCCGTTGCTAAATTCATGCGCAAACAGGTAAGTGCTTTGTGGCTCATTGTAGCTATCAATTAACTGTTCTGCTTGTTCAAGTGAAACTGTTCGCTTTCCTTTTATCTGGTTACTTATTAGTGCTGGCGTTACAAAACTATCTATCGCTAGTTCTTTTTGCGTGCGAGTTTCTGCTAAAACTTGCATCGCGCTTGTTGCCGATGTTGATTTTTGAAACATAATATCTCAATCCCCTTTGTATATTTTTTAGCGACTAATTAACAACTTATCGTTATATACTATTGTTAGTCGCTCCCCCGTGACTGTAAGTTGTCTGCGAGCGCCGTTGTGGTAGGCGGCGCTTAAATTATGACTTGTTTGTTTTCTTCCAATAATTTGTTTAATAGATATACTTGGCCTTTGCCAGTAACTCGAGGTGTATAGGTAGTTATCATTAAGCCGTTTCTATCTGTATGAATATGTGTTTTTTGTTCAAACAATCCTAAATTCATCGCCTTTTGCGATGGTTTATTATAATAAGCCCCTTTATTTAGCAAATATCCGCTACCTCTCAACCATTCAAAAAGTCTGTTTTGTCCTATATCTAATCCTTTTTGTTTTAGAATAGTAGCTAAATCTTTTACTAAAATTGTGTTCTCGCTCGTTTGTACAGCTTCCGCAAAAACTACTTTCGGCTTTTGTTCCTCAAGTTGCTTTAAAGCCTCTTGCTTCTCTTGTTGTTCCTCAATCCATTTTTTAGCTCTAGCGACTGGATCTTCTATCATGTATGAAAAAGTTGGATATTCAGTTGCTAATTTCCTCGCTTGTTTTTCTACTTCAATGAAGTATTTTCTAATTGCTCGACCCATTTCGTTGTTTTGCACCATTGCTAATTCTTTAGCAGTATCTAAAGTCAAAAAATAATTTGTTGATGGTCGCCCATTGGTTTTACTCAAAGTTGAGTAAAAGTCTAAACCATTCTCATAACCATAATTTCCAATCATTCTATATATCCAATCATTAAATCTTGTATTTACTAAAAGCTTTTCATGAAGCATCCGGGCATCAACAAATTTTTCGCCTTGTTCATTTTCTAAAACTGGCAACATATCATTTGCAATTACTTGTAAATTTGACATTTTGTTCTCCTTTCTGTTCGCCCTTTCACAGTGCTATAGTTTTTGTGAAGGGAGGTGGAATTTGTGAAAAATCGCATGGATATAATGTTCAAAGGTATCTCTGATGACCAGCCCATTGCTCTAATGGGCGTTATAAGCATTACATCTTTTCCAGATAACAAAAGTTTTGATTTAAATGATTTTTATTTAGAAGCCGATAAAACTTACAAAATCATTTATAAGGGTGCAAACGAGTTAGAAAACGATTTATCGAAAGTTTTTCTAATGAACTCAAATGATGTCCTTTACATTGAGTTCACTATTTAATAACTGTTTCCAATGATTCCGCTAAAGCCGACACCATGGCGGAATCTCCCTTATTGAGGGCTTCTTTAAAACTCGATTCAAAATTTTCCAAAATTACTAATTTACATTCAAGCCGTTTTTGTTTAATTGCTTCCATCATTTCAAAGTCCTTCATTTTTTAACCTCCTATTCTTTTTGGAAAAGCTTCACTTCACCTTAATTTCTAACGAGTTTATAGTGTTAGCCAAGTCTTCCACCAAAGATTTAGCTTCACTTAATCTCTTTTCTAACAAAGCGGCGTTTTCTATGGAATCCTCTACTCCATTCAGCTCTACTTCCATTTCGATAATTTTTAGCTCTTGATCTTTTTCAAGTAAATCTAAAATGTTTTTTATAGTGTTGTACTTAACGAATAATCTATTCTCTTTTTCATTACCATTTTCTAAAATTGTTTCTAATTTAATAATTGCTTGTTTGATGTTATTCATTTTTCTTCCTCCTAAATTATGGTTTTTAGTATTTTCCAGACCATAACAGTCTTCGCATTTCTTCGCTGATTGTGAATGGATGATATTTGACTTGCACAATTGGCAACGATCCTGCTTTTAAATCTAACTTCACTGCTGTAATTCCTTTTCCTAATTGCTTTCCATTAATTTCTAATAGTCCATAACAACAATTTCTATCTCCTTGCATCTCAATATTTAACGATTTCAAGTTTTCTGGTAGTATGTTTTTGGTTTTAAAAATCAAATCTTTTTCTTCACTTCTTTTCTTACTCAAATATCTTATGTTCATTTTCTACCCTCCTATTTTCTTTTGCCCAAATCGCCGTTAGTTTTTTCCGATAATCTACTAGCTAATGAATTAATTTCTGAATAAAGTTCCGGCAAAATACTTAAATCGCTAAAATCTTCGCCAGTTATACTTAATTCAATGGTGAGTACTGACTCTTTTCTATTTCTCTTAGTTAGGAAAGAGTTTGTAAATGCAATTTTTTTCATTTTCTAGCCTCCTATTTTGATTACTCTCCAATCTGCTATAATTAGTTTGATTGGAGGTGATATTATGATTAAAGTTTCGCTAATTGAAGAAGGGAAAGTTCTTCAAAATATGGAACTCTATTATTTACCTAGAAAAGGTGACGTCATTTCAAGTACCAATATAAAAGCACCGCATTACCTAGTTAATGTAGTAGAACATGTAGATGGTCACGAACTGGTAAATTTACATGTCCAGGAATTCGCGAATCAAGTTGTCGCAGGCAATGAGATTAACGGTTTCCGAAATAATCGATGAATCTATTGTTTTAATCCAATATGCATTTTTAATTGTTTCGCTATCTAAGTACACTGCTTGTTTGGTAAGCACAATAACTTTTTGTCCACCTTGATAAGTTACATAACCCTTCCTAACAAGCAGTGTGCCTTCAGTTGTTTCCTCAATTCTTCCAACTACTCGTCCCGCAATTTCTAAAATGTCTCCTACTTTCATTTTCTAACCTCCTGTTTTTCATTTAAGCAAAAATGACTCTTTTCGCGTACTTTATCATCAAAAAAAATAGTCCATTCGAAATCTAAAACTGATGCAATACGCATAGCATTTACAACAGAAGGATTTCTTCTCCCTTGTTCGATTGATGCGTAAGTTGTTCTTTCCACATCCGCTAATTCTGCTACATCTTGTTGAGTTAGGCCATTTTCTTCTCTGATTTTTTTCAACCAAATCCTCATAAATATCTCCTTTCTCTAATTGTGTCGTATTGCGTACTTTTATATTACTACGCTTTTTGACACATGTCAATAAATTAATACTCTTTTTGACACATTTTATTTAATACCAACAAACTACGCTTAATGTGTAGTATAATTTTATGAGAGGTGATAGCATGTTTGGAGACATATTAATGAAATTACGTAAAAGCAAAAATCTAACCCAAAGCGATATAGCCAAGATTCTTGGTGTAGCAAGAACAACCTATTCTTCATATGAACAAAACAGAAGAATGCCTGACGCGGAAATACAAATTAAAATAGCTGACTATTTCGATGTCTCCTTGGATTATTTGCATGGAAGAGGTAAAAATAATATTGCTGACACAATCGCGGCTCACATCGATTCAAACGCATCAGAAGAAGATATAAAAGAGATACTCGCTTATATAGAAGAAAAAAGAAAAGAACATGTAAATGAAGGGGAAATAAATATTACTGAAGCGGCTTCAAAAGGTGATGAAGAGGTAAATAAATTTGTTGACGAAAATGAGGATTTTAAAGCTGTTGCGGCTCGAGTAATGAATGACGCGGAAGCGGTAAAAGCTGTTAAGTCATTCATTGAATTTTACGAGCAACAAAAAAACAACTAGTTTAATAATTTATTTATTCTTGAACTACTTGACTTGTAATTTATTTACTTGTTATTACTATTGATTATTAACTTTCTGTGAAAACGTGATATTTCTTATAAAAATTATGTATAATATAAGTGCAACGTTGCAATAAAAAACAACGGGGTATAAATACATGAAAACTTTAGATGAACTGAACGTACAACATGATATAGTGATACTAGAACACGAATTTACTTCTTGTTCATTCGCTTTAAAAAGAGAGATTTTCATAGTTATTGATAGTAGATTAAGTCAAAACGAGAAGTTAGAAGATCTCGCAAGACTTTTGAATAAAATATAACTATGTAACCAGTTTGCGGCCGCAGATTGGTACATATAAAAAGGGAGAATGAAAATGAAGAAAGGTATAGTTTTATTAACGGGGTTTTTATTGGCATTTAGTGTTTTTCTGGCTGGGTGCAATGGCGATCAAAAAGAATCGCAAGAGAAGAAAGAACAAAATGATAAGTTTTATCAAACAGGCATGAATTATGAAAACAAACTAAAAAACACATATACTATATTATGGGATGGTTCAATTGATAAAATACCGAACATTGATACTTTCAGTAATGATAATAGACAAGAAGTACTTGATAACCTCAGTAACTTAGAAAAAAAATTAGGTGACTTGAAAAAAGAAATTGAAAATGATAACTCTTTAAGTGACATAAATAAAGAATATGTATCCAATTTAAGTAATGGAATTTCAAAATTAGAAGCTATGACAATTAAATTAAATGCACAAGTCACTACCAGAGGAGCCAATACTTTTGAAGATGATAATTTCAATCTTGAAATTAAAGAATTGCAATCCGAAGTAGATGATTATCTTAATAAAGCTGTAGAAATCAGAAAAAAATATACACCTAGCAACAATAGTTAAACTCGAAAGATTTGTCAAATATGTAAAATAAAGAGAGCCATTAGGCTTTTCTTTTTACCAAAAAAAGAACGTATGTGCGAAAGTAGGGCTTATTATGGTAAAAAAAGTAAAAGGTAGGCGTTATGAGGGTTCTATTGAACAACGTAGCAAAAATTCATGGCGTATGCGGGTTACTGTAGGCTATGACTACAAAGGTACGCCGATTCGAGCTGACAGAACGACGCGAACAAAAAATGAGAGGGAGCGAGAAAGAGAGTTAAGAAATTTCATCACAGAATTAGAGCAAAATGGATATACAGCTCCTGCAAGAATGACATTTAAAGCATTTGTTGAGAATGAGTATATGCCGAAACATGCACAAAATAACCTAGAAGTTAAAACCTGGACAGAATACTACAAATCTATAGTAGCAAGAGCTTACCCAGCCTTTGGCGGCGTTCAAATGGATAAAATAACTACACTTCATATAGTTAACTTAGTCGCAAAATTACAAAAGCCCGGCGCAAGATTAGATGTTAAACCTACAGATTCAGACGAAAAGAAAAATAAGCCGCTTTCGCCGCGATCTATCAGAAATATTTATTTTGCGATAAATTCAGTATTTGAAACTGCGGTTGAGTGGAAAGTAATCCCAATTAACCCCGCAGAGGGTGTAAGGCTTCCAAAAGTAACTAAAAGACCGCCTACTATTTATACTCCTGCTGAAATTGAATTGTTAAATGCAGCTCTAGTGAAAGAGCCACTTAGATTGCAAGTAATGATTTATATAGCGCTAATTTCGGGTTGTAGAGAAGCTGAATTAGCAGCATTAGAAATAAAACACGTGAACTTAATAGAAGATGAGCTAACATTCGAACAAACGCTAGTTGCAAAAGCAGGGGAAGGTTTACTTCTTAAAGAATCAACTAAGAATGATGTAGCTGGGATAGTTTCTATACCCGCTTGGTTAACTAATTTAATAGAAACATATATAAGCAATGAAGTTTTAGACCTAAAAACTGAAGGGAAATGGGCCAATCACAAATTTTTATTCGCCGACATGGAAGGCAAACCAATTAGACCCGATTCGATTTATCAGCGTTGGAGACGATTTTTGGAAAGACACAATTTGCCAGTGATTCGTTTTCATGATTTGCGTCACACATCTGCTACACTTCTATTGAATAAAGGTAGAGATATAAAAATTATCCAAGAGCGGCTTAGACATAAATCTAGTGTGACCACTTCAAACATTTATGCACATGTTTTGAAAGATACGCACAAAGATGCAGCTAGCGATTTTGAGAACCCTTTTTAAGCTTTCTGCCCCACCTCTGCCCCACTTAATAAAAAACGGCAATTTTATACTAGAATTTCACAAATAAAAAACCCCTTAAACGCTTTGTTTAAACGGTTTTTCAATATGGGTTGTGAGGGTTTCGAACCCCCGACCCGCTGATTAAGAGTCAGCTGCTCTACCAACTGAGCTAACAACCCGTTGTCGTATTCCGACAAAAAATATTATACCATAATTCAGCGATAAAACACAGCCGCAGCCACTCGCTGCGGCTATATTTTTCGGTA